TGCTCTACGAGGAACAAGTGCTCTCATAGGTAATTCTCTCACTGTTCTATCAATTATTTGACTATCAACATAAACTGGGATTAACGCTGTACCTGCAGTACCTGGTCCACCAGTTTGAGTGTCAATTGATGCTTTTTCTACTAGCGCCTTTCTGATTGAATCTAATTTGTTAACTTTAGTCCAAGGGTTAGAGTATTCAGTGGATTGTCCACCAAAATTATCGTCACTTACTTTGATTGTAGTTCCAAAAGATTCATCGAATGCTTTTTCCACTGAAAAACCTTGTGGTTTTCCACTAAATATTGCTTTATTCATTTTCTTTTTTCTCCAATTATTTCCTAAATATTGGCATTGCGTCTTTACTAATTTGTTCTGACGGGTTGCCTTCTTCAGTATCGTGTTGTGCTTTAAGCACTGCTTTACTTTCTTCTAAAGTTTTTGTTGCTGCTGTGTTAACTTTGGTTAATTCTTCAACCTTAAGTTTTGTCGCTTCTAACTCTTTCTTAATTAATAAAAGTTCGTCATTAGCTTTCACTTCAATAACTTCCTCTTTAGGAGTTTCTTTATTTTCCTCTTTGATTTCTTCAACTGGTTCAATTACTGGTTTTTCAACCACTACTTCTTCAATTGTTTCTTCAATAGGTTCTTTTGTTATTTCTTCTGCCATTTTGTTTTCCTGTGATTTTAACATTTTTGCCACAGCCATTGCTTGGCCGTGTCTATTACTTGGTATTGCTACAAAGCTTGCTTCAAGTAATTCTAATCCTGTGAACTCTTTCCTGATTTTTCCGTCAGCACACTTTTTTTCTATTGCGCCTGTAGGTATTGCTCCAATGGATATGCCCATTTTTGCTCCGTCATCAAGCATTCCTTTAATCATTTTCGCTTGTGGATTAGATAAATAGAATTTAGGTTCAGCGACTAGAGCTGTGTGTTCTCCAATAGTTTCAAGGCGTTTATTTACCCATTCCCCTATTTGATTTTTTATTTTGTTTTCGTGGTCTACAAGTATTGCTGTGTAGCCATCATTATCTAGGATGCTTTGTAACGCTTTCTTACCGATTATTTCGTCGTCTCTGTCGACAGAATTATCGGACAAAATTGCTACATACTTTCCGTCGTTGCTTTTAACTAATGGTTGCCAAAGTGTTCTTTCTTCGAAACCGTGTGTAGATTTTTCCATTGTGTTTATATTAATACCTTAATAAGTATTTAAATAATATTATTTATTCTATCCTACATGTATTATAATGTCTGGCATACATTTACATTCCCATAAATACTCACTAACAGCTTTCATTCTTGAATCATAAGCTCTTGTCATCTTTTTACCACAATTAGGACATATAAATATTGTTCTATTATTTTTTCTTTTATAATCAGCAGAACACTTCATACAACAACATTGTGCTTTATCATACCGTTTTTTAGACCAATTCATATCTAATAAATCTTTATTACAATATAAACATCTTTTCACTTGTCTACCTGTGTAAAAGCTAGCACCGTCCTCTCGTTTGGATGAAATGGTGGCGCATCCCACTCTTTACCATCCATCTTAAATTTAGCGTCCAAATGTATTGCTTTTTCTGGAGTACCATAATGTTTATCTAAATAAATGCATATATTACTTGTTCGCTTGTCAAGATGAACATTTAAGAATTTCTTTAAAGTAAGACCGCTCTGTCTAGCGCCATCAATATGTCCAACATTCTCCGCCCGGTTAAGTTCTGTTCGAGCAATCATTCTAGCCCGGTTCTGTGAAACGTCAACAACTTTCATTATCCGTTGCTTAACTTTCTCCACCCCTTCCAAATTAACTACACCGCGAGTAATTTCTTGACGTATAGAGTTCTGCATGTCCTCATTAAGTCCTTTAATGTTTTCTACAGTGTAGTTCTCTAATAGTTTAAGTCTGTCGCCGTCCCTAGTAAAGTTCATGTCGAACTGTGTTTCAGCATTATCTAAACCAATATCGTAAAACTTAATCATTGAAGTACCTACTAGCATAGGGCTAATACTAACATTGAATAGTTTAGCAATCTTATCTATTAATTGGCTCATGTCTGCTTTGTTCATAGTAATACCTTCAATGCTTCTTCAAGTTTATCTTTGCTTTTCTCTATTTGTTCTAGCATTGATTTCTCCATTGGACTGTTAGCGTATGGATTGTTTTTTTCTGAAACACTTTTCTCGAATGTTTCTGTCTCTATGATTTCTTCTACTGCTTTCTTTTCTAACTCTACAGCGTGGTATAAGTATTCCATTCTGAAGTCACTAACTGAATCGTCAGCACTTATGTCATTGCTTTCGCCGTGAGCTATAATCATGCTCTTATCCACGATGGTATAGTACTCCCAGAACTCGTAGTTCTTAAACAATATTTTGAATTCTACCTCGTCTTCCAAAAAGTGTAGTGTTGGATTTTTTGTTCTTCTAGCTTTCTTCAGTTCTTCAAGGAACTTAACAAATTTTAGTTTTAACATTTTCTTTCCTCATGTTTTTATTAAAGATAAATCGTCATTCAAGTCTGTCGGGTCGGCGTTAATGAACACTCCGTCTTGAGTTATTGCTATCTGTTTTTGCGGTCTTATTTTGAATGTTTCTCTTACTTTGTCCGCCACGTTTATTGATGTGTTTATTGTTCTCATTCCTGTGTCTGTTATTTCTATTGTGAAAGGATTATAGTCCACGTAAGTTAAAGTTCCTGCTGCATCCCAGGTTGAGGAGTTTACTATCATTTCGTCGGTTACTTGTCCGCTGGCGTTTGTTGTTCCTGTGAATTCTAAAGTGCCTAAATTGTTGTAAACATTTACTGTTGCTCCAACGTAAGCTGCTCCTTCAGTGTCTAAAACAGTTATTGTTGCTGTGTTTATTATTTTTCCAACACCATAACCAGTTAAGTACTTGAATGGTTCTGCTGTTGGATAACTATCTACGAACTCAATATCCCAGTTACTTCCTAAACATAAAACGTCCCCGTTACTCATATCAATACCTCTATAACCAACAGCCCTAATCACTGCATTGCTACCAGTCTGGAAAGCACGACTACAATCCATAGCCGTAACATCCTCGTAAGTTGCCGCACCCCTAGAGAAAGCAATATCTGCCTTAAACAATTGAGTTCTTATATAATGACAATTAATCGCACTAGAAGGAGTGAAACCTCTTAAATGATTTATGTAACAATCAGCAATAGTTCCAGCAGTGAAAGATAAACTCAAGTAAGAAAGAGAACCTCTTGAAGCTAAAGAATTGTATTCGTTACTTTGAAAAAATGTAGTGTTGTAAGCGTTTAAGTTATCGAAAGTTATTGAGTTCAAACTATAATTCCAAAAAATAATTGAGCAACCATTATAAGAGTAAGATTTAGCTCCTGTCTCATCGTAAAGACCTAAATTCATTGAAACTTTTGAAGTAGTGAATCCATCATTGAACTTTATTGTTTTTTGTTGGTCTTCCCAAGTCATATCGTTAGTGAATATTAATGTAGTGCCTATATCGTAAGTTTCACCAGTTTTTGTTATTACTCCCCAACCACCAGCCACGTCAGCGTCATAAATATCTTCAACGCCAAAAGTGTCGTCTGCTTGAGTTCCTGTTCGGTCAATAGTTATTTTACCGTGACACAAATTATGGTAAGCATTATTTGTTGCGTTAGCGTAACCTGTATCAACCCAAGTACAAGTGCCTCCAGAATTAACTACGCTGTCTTGTATTGCAACGTTTAAGAATACCATATAAGCTCCTGACGATGTAGCTCTACAAACTTTGTACCCTCCTGCTCCACTTACCGCGTCCCAAGTTAATGATACCGCGTTGTTTGTAGCGTCTGTTGTAGCGGTTACTTCGCTACTGACTAAACTTCTTCCTTCAAAGAATGTGTTTGTTGAGGCGGCGCTGTCATAAAATATTGCGAATACTTTGTAATAGTATTGGTCTACTCCTAGAGTTCCACCAGTTGTTGCTGTCGCGGTGACTGTTGTTGGGGCTGCCAAGTCTGTGAATGTGAATGTTGCGGCCATTTAGCTCACCGTCCACGCTGTGATTAATCCGTCTACATAAGTGAAAGTCCAAGTTCTTGTGCCGTCAGTTATTGAGGTTATTAATCCGCTTGTTCTTGTTGGGGTTAAAGTTCTCCCACCAGTCACTGCTACGCTTGTTATAACACCGCTTGTACGACTTATAGTTCCACTATTAACACTTATTAACTCTTCAGCTAAAATGTTCCCTACAACATCTAAAGCTTCATCAGGAGTTGTAGTTCCAATACCAACATTTCCATCATTATCAATACGCATTCTTTCAGCTTGTGCGTTCTTACCTGTTAAAAATACTAAAGCGTTAGAACCGTCTGTGCCGTCACGTATACCACCAATTTGTCCACCATAACCTGCAGAACCTGATGAAGTAAACTCGATATACGAACCATCATCAAGAACGGTATTCATAGGACCAATTCTTAAAGCTCTGTTAAACCCTGCGTCTGTTTTAATATAACTCGTTCCAAGAGCGTTCAGTTCAGTTGTTACAACACTTGAATCGTCTAATATGTTTAATTCCTTACCTTTAAAAGCATCAGCAGT